TGCAGTCCCACGGGTTGATCTGGTCGATATTTTCGACCGCATCTACAAAATCACCCATTGTGCGGCAGCGGAACCCGGTGATGCCATGAAGGTTGTTTTCCGCAAAGCTACCCCAGTCTGTGGTGATGGTCGGAGTTCCGCTCAACAGGTTCTCAATCTGGACTCCTCCAAATGGTTCAACATACATGGAAGGCAGGAATGATGCCTTGGCATTAGCCATTAATTTTTTTCTGGTTTTTACATCAGCGTAGCCTACATACTCCACATGGTCTGGAAGCTTATAACCTTCCTCCTTCTGCCCTGCTATCACAAGCTTCACTCCTGCGCGTTCTGTGGCCTGTATAGCGACATCAACGCCCTTTCCAGAATAAACCCTGCCGAGGTATAGGAAATAGTCTTCTTTCTTGCTCACGAAGTCGAAATCTTCGACATCAAAATAATTTGGAATCACTACATCATACCAATCTTGTTTGCATGAACCGACTCCAGATAATCCATAATACGCATGGTAGATTGCGTAGGATTCAAATACCTTCCACCGCGCCCAGTGTCCTCCTGCGTATCCAATGCCCGGCTCTACACATATCAAGTCTGGATGAGCGTCACATACTGGCCTTACTCCGCTTCCCCAAAATGGCAGAATAAAATCATTCTTTTCTTTCCGATGATAAATTTCTCTAATGGAATTTGCATAGAAAGTTTGATAGGCATGATCATTAGTATCAAACTTAAAAAACGTCTTGCGCCAATCATGCGTGCCATAGCTTTTCTTAAAATCGTCGTTGGTTAAAACTGATACGTGTTCAGAGCAAGTTAAGTTTGAATCTTCATGTCCGTAGTGAATAACTTCATGCCCTCTTTCAGTCATCATCTTTCCAAACTTTACAACCTTTTGCGTATATGCGCAGGCATTAAATTCTTTGCTTGTTACTGTGTGAGGCAACGAAAGTATGTGGAATCTCATTTATTTATTCTCTCTCGTTAGTATGTTGTATATTTCTGAAGCTGGTTTTCCAGCATAAAAAGCTTTTTTTGCTTCTTCAATCATCTCCTCCATAGTGTCCATCCTTGCATTATCTTCCCTCAGATTCTTTCGCAGTGCTTTTACTGTTTGTTTCAGCTCTTCTTCTTCGTTCATAATCTTATTAAATCAATCCCAAAATCTTCTGCAAGCTTCAATGTGCTGTCGTCTCTCTCGTAGACATATCGGTATATCACTGTCTTTATTCCATAGCTTGCGATAATCTTCAAACAATTATTGCAGGGCAATGTTGTAGTCGCTAGCAGATAGCATTCTCCGGGCTTAACATATCGCATTGCATTTTGTTCTGCATGGATCACGTATAAACTCCGATTCTCTCTATCTGTCCAGTCTTCCTCCATGCCAGATGGAAAGCCATTAAATCCAATTCCTGCCACTGTGTTGTCGTGTCGTAACAATACCGCTCCAACTTGTAGCCATGGGTCTTTACTTTTTAGCTTGGCAACTTCTGCCAATTCAATTGCGTATTCTCCCCAGTTCATAGCTCAAATCCCGTCTTGTTTCCACTTGGTAAATAATCTGGGAAACCTATTCCTTCTTCTTGTTCTGCTCTTATCTTTTCGAGTTCTACCGCTCGTTTCAATTCTTCGTGCAGCTTGTCTAATGCTTCAACGTAGCATCCGCACGGAATCTCTACGTCTTCATACACGTAGCCTTTATGCCTCACAAAATAACGTGCAGGCGCTCCGTAACTCCATGTTACGTCAATATGCCAGTGGCAATCCCTGTCCTTATGATGTTCGCTGCCGATTAACTTATAATACTCGGCTGCTAGTTTTTGGATTTGATTTTCGATGTTCATTCTTCTTCCTCCTCACTGAATGGGCTATTTTCCTCTAGTTCATTTATGCCTTCGTCGATTGCGTGATGGAATTGTTCTTCGCTTATGTCGCCTTGGTGGAGTTGGAAGATTTCAGCGGATAGGACGCGAAGAATTCTAGCATATGCGAATGCCGAGGCTATGGCTGTTTGCGTTGCCGGTTCATAGTCTTTATACGCTAATCCGCCTTCGTCGTTTAGTTTGTCGCTGCCATTGTTTACCAGTATTTCATGGAGCCATGCGGCTATCATGTCTAGGCCATCGATGAATTCATTCGGATCAAATTCGGTGTTGTCTTGTTCGCTCATATTGTTTACTGGCATGATTCACAGGTTTCGTCGTCAATGTTGCAAGTGCGTTCAATGATAACTTCATCGAAGTCATCTTCTGGCTGTTGAAAGTAATCCTCCGGTGCCGGTGCCTTTACTTCACTGCCATGGTTTTTATCTACTGCGGCAGTTTGCTTATCGGCGCGAGTAATTGCGGCGTGATTGGAATATGCGAGGGAGTGATAACGAGTTGAAAGCTTTGCCATGTTTTCGCTGATCACTTCGTCCAGATTGCATCCGATAGAGTCGAGGAGACCGGTCACATAAAACAGAATATCTCCGCACTCTTCCCGCACGTTGGCAATGTCTAGAGGCTTTCGATATATAACTGCTTTTTTGATTGCGTCCAGTAGTTCGCCTGCTTCGCCAGATGCGCCAACAGCCATGTGGAGTTTATGAGCATCGTCGGGCGTTAGTTCGGCTGCGATGATGCTACCAGCCTTGCATAACGAGCGCACAAATTGACGATAATCTTTCGGATCGGTTGTCGGTTTCATTGGTTCGGCTTGTTCGATTGGTTCCTGTGGTTGGTTGTCTTGGGTGTTTTTGTTGTTGTGTTGTGTCATTTAAAATCTTATTGAATACGCATCGGCAAATCTTATTAAATGCGGATGGCGTAATGCTGCCGGCGTGATTATACCTTATCCGTGTTAATGTCGCCCGAAGATTGCAAACCGGCGCTTTCGGGTATGCTTTCAGTGGATACGTCTATAATCTGCGGCACCGGCGCCGTGATGGCATTTAGTGCAATTGTGGCGGGTTCCATGAGCTCGGCATTGTCACGTTCTGGCACAGTGAAGCTTATCTTAAAATTTTGCTGAGATTGAGTCTCAACCTCTATTTTATCTCCATACTTTTTCGGAGAGAGTTTCGATGCGGTCCACTTCAACGCGTCAATCCTCAATCTGCCAATTTGCGCGTCATTTGCATTAAATGCTTCAGTCATTACCATACTGGCCAACGTGTCAGCCTGCCTTTGTCTCGCACGAGCGTACCTATCAGCTAGTTCCGGCAGTTTGTCAATCCAGTCATACACGGTTGAGATTCTTGGCATATCGTCTAATGCGCATATTGAAACTAAACTCATTCCAGATTCAATCATCTGGCAAATCTCATTTGCTTTTTGTTCTGAATATGTGACTGATTCTTTTTTGTCCGACATGGAAGATTGTTTTTGACGTGTTAGTTTTTGAGGTGTTTAAAATGAGCTGCGCAGCGGCTCTGAATCATTGCACTTCGTTTCACATTCGAGTCCGTGCTTCGCATTCAATAGTCTTGAAAAGTTGGCATGATAATAATTTTGTGAAGTTATTAACATGGTATGGAAAATAATATTTTCAAACTTGGCATAGTTTCTGAATGTTTCAAATTCAATCTTGGCATGAGATTTGAATGGTAGGTTTTTGAACATGGCATGGAAAATGTATTTATGCAAATGGCATGATGCCAGTTGCGAAGTGATGCCGGGATTATCGGCCATTTTTAAATTCGCGCAAACGTTTCACGAAAATATTTTCGAGAAAATATATTTTCATCGATGCCTGCAAACGTAGTGTTTATGCGGTTCGCAGGAGATTCGCGAGAATGTCAATGCGAGAAATGATGATTTGTGAAAATAAATTTTCACTTTTTTCTTGGTGATTTGCGGGAACTGGATAACCATGGTTTCGCAATGATAAATAAATTAAATACACAATTGGAAGCGGCACAGGAAGACCTGCGGTCACTTGTTTTCGGAGAATATCCAGCAGAGACGATCAAACTCCAACAGGATAAAATTGAGCTGATCAAACTTTGCCAACAGGCGGAGGAAGCTACGATCTCGGGGAACCTTGGTCTGGCTGAGTCTCTCGGTAGAAAAATCCAGCGTCTGAAACCAAAAATCTAACCTTCGTTCCTCCCAGAACATTAACATCAATCTAATATATAACATGAAATATCTACCTACTCTTGACCTCTGGAATCATTCAATTCAATCAGCTATCTTGGCTGGTCAAATCAAACTGCAATGCGGCCAATGGGTGAAGTGTGGCGAGGGGAAACCTTCACGCTTCGTGAAATCTACAGGCCGTAGCTTGTGGGTCGCGCATCCACAGGGAACACCAGCAAAAACACGGGAGCGATTCATGCAGTTGATTTCAGTCGCTTAATTCCATGAAATCCGACGACATTTTTTCCATCCTTGGCCTGGCTTGTATCCTTGCAATGATCGCAGCCTTCGCAATCAAATTAAACGAAAAATTCCCTCTCTAACATCCAACATCAATCAATAAATATATATGATCACTAAAAAATCACTTCTTCAATCTTTGGACTATTTGTCCAATGTCACGGGTTTAAAATATGAACTGTCCTGCCAATGTGCTGGGCGTGGCAAAGGCTATTCCGTTATGCTCGGCGGGTCTCATGTTGTCACTTATGGCCGTGTTGCAGCAAATGAACTTGATCTTGCAATCTTTGCTTATGCAAAAGGATTTTTGGCTGCTGAAAAAAACTTTCTTCCTAAAAACGAGGAGGCTGGAAAATGAAAATCCATCTTACGCCAATATCCAGCAATGTGAAAACAGGCCCTATTCCAGTCACAACATCGGATGCATCAACCTGTCCAGATGTTTGTCCTTTCAAAAAATCTGGATGCTATGCCGACAGTGGACCTTTGGCGTTGCATTGGTCAAAAGTCAGCAAAGGCGAGCGGGGAAATGGTCTTGCAATCTTGGCAAAGCAAATCCGCGCATTTCCCCGCAATCAAGTGTGGCGACATAATCAGGCTGGGGATTTGCCCGGCTTGTCCAATGCTATCGATTCTGACGCATTGTCTCAAATTGTGGACGCTAACAAAGGCAGAGGGGGATTTACTTATACGCATAAACCATGCGAAGGCGACTCTAATCAATCAACCGCAAATCGGGCAGCCGTTCGGTATGCCAATCGTGAGGGTTTCACTGTGAACCTGTCAGCCAATAATATGTCACACGCTGACAGGCTTGTCGATTTGCAAGCTGGGCCGGTTGTTTGCGTAGTTCCAGAGGCTACAGAAAACACATTTTTTACGCCTGCAGGACGCAAGGGGATTGTATGCCCAGCGCAACAGAGAGACGACATAACCTGTGCGAGCTGCCAGCTATGCTCCCGTGCGATGCGTTCTGTCATCATCGGATTTCGAGCGCATGGAACATCTAAAAAGAAAGCCGAAGCAATCGCGAAAAACTGAACATCTAAAAAAAACATATGGCATCACTAAACAAAAACGGAACAGAGTTGTTTCGCCTTCACTTATTGCGCGAAGATAGATCATATCGATCAAATGGCGTGGTATTAATAAATAAAGGCTTCGGATGGAAAAAAGGGAAAACATATGAGGACATTCACGCCATCATTGAGCAAAGGAAAGCGACAGAAGATAAGGTAAGGCGAAATCTTCCGTGCTTTGTAAAGTATCGCAAGGCCTTGCAGGATGAATTCCCGCTTTCCATTCGTTGGAAGTATTTAGCGGCTGCTGAAATGCTCGGCGACGATATTGATGGCATATGGTCAACATTGGATGATTACAGGATTTGCGTATCCATTGAGGACATTGCACATATTCATAATCTCCGTGGCGCATCACTTCTCGAAATGAAGCATTCCAAGGATCCTGTAAACGCATGAGAACATTTAATTTTTACAAGCAAAAACCAATGAAAACAATAGACACAACAATTACACCATGGCCAAGGGAAATCCCTTTCAAGTTGCCATATGGCACATTGAATCGGCGAAAGGTTGAAATCTCAAACATCGCACGGGGATCGTCAGTTGGTCACATTGCATACTATGTACACCCAAGTGATAATGGAGGCAAGGAATTGCGTGAAATAGTCACATTGCGCCAAGGCCAAAAATATATTCATCGATACACGGGAGACACAAGGCGAGCTATGGATATGATTTTTGCAACAATGCAGGAGGAAAACCAAGTGTTATGATACCATTACTTCAAGAAATTAACGGACATTTTCAGCCAAGGCATCTGCCTGCTTGCCATTGGAAATCACCAAGACACAAAGAATGGCTTGCAAGAGTCGAGCAACTTGAAAACGAAGGATTGGACACAAGCGATGCCCAAGGCATCGCAGACATGGAAATGGACTTAATGAAAACAACAGCAAAATGAAAAACACAATAGTAAAAAGCAAAGAATTGCACTGGTGCCAAGATCAAGACAGGCACATATTGGTGACCAAGGAAGACGGGTTCATTATTGGACTAAATTATATGCAAGGTGACGATTCAAGTGATCTTGAAGAGCCAAGTTTGCAAATCGATGAGGATTTAACCAGATTCTTTCAGATATTGGAACCATACCTTAATGGGCGAACGGAGATTGAGAAAATCAATCAAGCAATTTGGGCGCATCTGGACTATCAAGACATTCAATCAAATGGATAAATTTCTCGAAAACCAAGCCAGTAATCACGCATTCCACTGCGCAAGCGTCTGGCATAACTCCAAAAAAGACAATGACGCAAAGCGTTACTTCGAGTCAGAAAGGAAGGTGACACTTATGTCCTATTCCAACAGGCGGGAATTCGCTGAAAAATTCAATGCGGTATTGGATTACTATCTTATCAAGGAAAACTTTATAAAGGAATCAAACGAATGACAACAGTATATAATACGAAAACATTTGATGAATTAGTTTACTCAATCGAACCGGCATCTGCGGTCATTGCAGCATATGAGCAAGGTAAAGGAAATTATAAAACATGGGATTATCGCAAGCCCGAAAACCATCCCTTGTATCGCAAAACGCGCAAGGGAAACTGTTGCGGTGATTTTTGGTCAAAAGATAAATAAATTTGTTCCCCTCAGAACATAAACATCAACATAAATAAATATGCAAAATCAAATTGTAGTTAATCAGTCCGTTTCGGACATTCAAGCAATGGCACAGGCCATTACTAAATCGGGCTTGTTCGGCATCAAGACAGCGGATCAAGCCGTTGCACTTATGCTTGTCGCACAATCTGAAGGCCGTCACCCAGCATCAGTTGCCAGCGAGTTTGACATAATCCAAGGCAGGCCAGCTTTAAAAAGCCAAGCGGCATTGGCAAGGTTTCAAGCAGCAGGCGGGAAAATCCAATGGGTTGAGCGCACAGACTCCAAGGCATCTGCAAAGTTCAGTCACGCTCAAGGTGGTGAATTGC